TAATAATATCATATTAATTGCAAGTGGAACAAAATAATTATGTTCTTCAACATTTTTGATAAAAATAATTGGTTTGCCTTTTTTTGTATTAATAATTTCAAAATTATCTTTATTATTTGCAAATCCAATATCTTGAATTGAAACCATTATACCAAATGCATAATTGTTATCTACATTATCAACATCTTTTGATAACTTTGTAATTTCTCGACTTGGAATTGTAGAAGAATAATTTTTCGAATCAATACATCCTCGAAGACAACTATTATCACGGTTAATCGTTAAACAAATATCTCCTTTATTTGGTAATCCAGAGCAATCTTCATATTTATAATATTGATGATGATGACCATAAAAATTTCCAAGAATATTCATTATCATTTTTTCACCAGATTTTCCAAGGTCAGTAGTAGTTCTAATTTTTCTAGAAGTATTTTCAGTAATTTCTTCTAATTTTTTAAATAAAGAATCATTATTTTGATTTAATTGGTTTTGTAATTCTTTATTCTTATCTTGTTCAATTGATAAATCCTTCTTTAATAATTCTAATTCATATTGTGTTTTAAGTTCAATAGTTTTAATATCTGATTGATATTTTGTATTTAATGTTTCTTTGATATTAGTTTCTACATCAAGTAATTTATTTTCTAATATTGATATTTTATTTTCTAACATTTCATTTTGATGTTTAAGTTTTTCTTTATCCATTTGAAATCGTTGTTCAAGATTAAGATTATTTTCTTGAAGTTTCATTTTATTTGTTTCTTCATTTTGTTTTATCATATCCATTTGTTTGAGAATTAATTGTTCTTTTGTTTCTAATTCAAATTGTAAAGTATCAATCTTATTTTTAAATTGTCTTTCAATATCTTTTAAACAATCTTTTCTTACTTCATCTAATTGAATATTTAATCGGTTCATTTCTTCTTGATGTTTTGATATTAATTGTTCTTCATGTTTTTGCATTTCTTCATTTGAAAGAATTATATTTTTATTATCTAAGTCTTTTAACATTTCAAATATTAAAGATAATTCATTATTTAATTTTGTTGTATCTTTATCTTCATTACTTAATAAGCGAACACTAGTTAATATATTATCAATATATTTAAGTTCTGTATTTACAATTAATATTTTTTCAGAAGACATATATAATTAATATTAATAAATAAATCAATTTTTAATAAGAAAAATCACTTATAAATATATAGTTATATTTATGAAATCTAAAAATAATAAAATAAAAACACCAATTAAAAATACATATACAAAAACTAAACCAGATAAACTTTCACCAGCAACAACATTATCATTAAATACAGTTAAAGAAAGGTCTAAGAAATTATCAAAGTTATATAAACCAGCAACAATTGTAAGTAAATTTTATCCATTATATTTAGCACTTAAAAAGAAAGAAATAAATAAAACAAATATTGATAATGAAGAAAAATTTAAAAAAGTGATAAATCAAAGACCAATTATAAATGAGACCAATTATAAATCAGAAGAAATTCAAAAATTAATAAAAGCAACAAGTTATAAAAAGAAAGAAAAATTATATAATAAATTTCTTGATAATGTTCGGTCAAATCTAATTTTAACAATACATTTTCCAGAAGATATTTTAAAACAATTACTTGAAGCGGATTACTATCTTAATAAATATGAAATATATAAAAAAGAGACACAACAAGATGCATTTAAAATTATTAATAAATTTAAAAAACTTGCAGATAAAGTAAAATCAATGAATAGATATGAATTATCATTTAGAACAACATTATATAAATTTAGTAAAAAACTTGGTATTGAAAAATATATTACAATGTATATATTTCTTCCAAATTATTTAATGAAGAAATTCAAAAAGATATTTCCCCAAAAACAATTTGATATGTTATATAGTTATTTAAGATTAATGACAGAGAATATATTATTTGATATTTCATTATTTAACAATGATATATATGAACGACCGAAATATGGTTGTGTAAATGTTGAAAAAAATATCAATGGATGTGCTCCTCAATATGGTAGTTTATGGATGAAGTTATATAATAATAAAGATATCATAAATAAGATTACATTAACTTCCGCAAATTCTCTTTTTTCAAGCACAATTCAAAAAGAGATTAATAAATTACCAAATTACAAAGAAGATAAATCAAATATTGGGACTATCAAATATATAGATAGTGTTATCTTCAATATGAATCCGATAACTCTTGCCAAAATGATAGATGCATATTTAATAGATAATAGAAAAACATATATTAATGATAAAAGAAAATTAAATAAATATCTAGAATTTCAATATCATGGAATATTTGATATCAAAAAAAATGTAGCTGAAATATATTATCCGAAATCAAAAGATAAAAAATTAAGTGAAGATATTACAAAGTTTTGTAAAAAATTCAATTGTAAATCATTTGCATATTAATTACGATACCATCTATATAGAATATAAGTAATACTAACACACATAAAACCGAGAATGATATATCCGAACATATTATAATAAAGTAAATTATTTAATTTTTAACTAATTTATTTATAAAATAAGTCCATTATACATATTTGTTTTTTAAAATTTGATATTTAATTATGGTGCTTTTTTAACTAAAAGATAAAATCTATATTTTAAATCATAATTATATCTTTCAATTGGTTGAAAACTCCAATGTTTAATATTATGTCCGGCATATAAAATACTAGTAATATCCTTATAATAACCATTCATATTTCCATATGAATTACAAAGAGAATCTAATAAATCTTTCTTTAATCCAGATGATAAATATTTCTTTTTAATAATTTCAATATCAATCAAATATTCTTCTTTTAATTCTCTTGGAATATGATGACATAATTCTCGAAAATTTATATAACCATCAAAGTTTTCAAAATCATCATCATCTTGACATACAAATTTATTTAATTTTTGATTTAAATCTTTATTCTCAATTTGAAATTTATATTCTTTAAATTCTGGTTGATTTAAATAATTTTGAAATACTTGATAATTTTTTTCTAATTCATTTAAATTATTTGTTAATGAATTAATTTTTTTATACAAATGTTGAACATATATTATTTTAAATAATAAAATAATAGAAACTCCAAAGACTAAATAATTTTTAAAATTATCTGTTTCTTCTGTTTGAATAATCATTGTATTCATTATTTCTTTTAAATTTGTATTATATTTAATTTATAATATAATTAATAATCAATTTTAATTCTCTTTAAATTTTGCAAGAACCATATAATGGTCGCTAATATCTTCAGCCTCTCTTCGTTTAAATGGAGAATAAATATTAAGAAAGAAACTAGAAGAATAAATAATATCATTTGACATTTGTGGTGATTTTAATTTTACAACTTGTTGAGTTGAACATTTAAAATCTTCGCAATCATATGCGAAGAAATCTAATAATTCATATTTACAATCTGGGTCATTTACAGAAGTGATTCTTCTTTCAACCCAATCATTATTAGGTTTCATTGTGTATTTTTCATCACCAATAAGTTCTGGATATTTATATTCAAATATTTCATCAATATTATTTTTTTCATCGGTATGAAAATCAATATTCCAATCACCACATAAAATGATTGCTTCATCTTCAGCGATATGTTCTTCTTCATGAGATAAACATTTTTCATCAATCCATTTTTTTAAATCGACCATTTGTGATTTTCTAGACCCTTGACTAAAAGAATCTAAATGAAAAGTAAATGTATTATAATATTTTGCATTTTTTAATATTTTTGCATGAATACATCCTTTTGTTGACATTGCATTCCATACATAAGCTTGTGAAGAATCAAATATAAACATTGATTGACTAATAATTGGCCAACGAGAAAATATTATTGTGCCACCATTCATTTTAAATAAAGTGCTTGGATGACGAATTGATTCTTTAAAAGTTTTCTTTATATTTGTACGTTTTGTTCTAAATAGAAAACCAATCTTCTTTAATTCTTTCTTTAAAATTTTATAAACTTTATTATCAAAAATTTCTTGAAGACATAAAACATCAATTTGTAAATCATTACTATTTTCATATTCAGTAATTGTTTTTGCGAATAATTTTGCACGAATAATTTGATTATCCCAAAATACTGTACGAGGACGACAATACATATTATAAGATGCAACAGTTAATTCTTTTGAAGAAGACATTTGGTTTATTATATTATTTAATATTATAATTCTATTTTAATATTAAATTTTATAAAAATAATTATTGTTGTGGTTTAGTTGGATAATTATTATAGTAATTATTAACAAATTGTTGATATTGTTGTGGATTAAATTGTTGTTGTTGTTGTTGTTGTTGTTGTTGTTGTTGTTGTTGTTGTGGGAAAAATTGTTGTGGATTAAATTGTTGTTGAGATTGTTGCATTTGATTATTTGGTTGAAAATGTTGAATTGTTCTTGGGTTCATTTTAATTGGATTATTATTAATTTCTGTTTTTCTTTTTTCTTTATTAAGTTTTATTTCTGGCATATTAAAACTATTTCTATCTATAAAAGCAACATTATTAACTTTTTGTTGTTGATTTTGAACTGGTTTATATGCATCATTATCAACTGTTCTTTTAACAAAACTTAATTCTTCTGTATTAAGTTCTTCACGAGGATTTCTAGTATTTGCTGCATAAATACGTCTTCCACTATTATGATAAGCGTGTTTATTTTTAATACTATTTGAATTAACATATTCACTCATATTTCTATCCATAACATAACTACTTGATAAATATGGATTTTCATATTTTATTTTTTCGTTTGTACCATTAAAAAACATTCTATCAACATTAACATCGGTTTCATCAATATATTCTGGATAATTTTTTTTATATTCTGGATTTGTTTTCCAAGATTTATCTTGACGTGTATTATTATTAAATGCCATTCTATCTACATTAATATCATTACCTTGATTAATAAATAAATTGAATCTATTATTCATATTATATATTAAATAGATATTATATAATATTTAATTTAAAAATAATTTAAGTCCGATATAATAAATGTTTTTTAAAATAAATAATTTTAAACATCATCTTCTTCTGTAATCTCGGTAATTGTCTTATTAATAATTTGTGGATTTTTTTTATCCTTTTCATTATTACCAGATTTAATATATAAATCATATTCATTTGGATAGAAAATATAATCTACTTTTAAAGTTCCTTTTCGATTAAGTCTATTTCCTCTTCCAATTACTTGTATTTCAGTATTCTTATCAATATAATTTAATAAAATTAATTTATCTGCCATTTGTAAATTCAATCCACTACCCATATATTGTGGATTAAGAATTAATACATTTATTTTTCCCTTTTCAAATTTTTCTATTTTTTTACGAATAACATTATTATTTCCTTTTAAAATTTCTGCATTTAATTTTAATTTATTAAATATAAAAACTGCATCTTTTTCAATTGTACTACTTTCCGTAAAAAATAATATTCTGTCTCCTTCTTTAATTGCAGATGATAAAATATCTTCAAAATATTTCATTTTATTAAAAACATTATGGGTTTCATCTTTTGTAAAATTAAATTTATTAAAATCAAAATCTTTAAGTTTATCTTTATTAAATAAAGTATCAAATAATTCATTAAACTTTTTATAATCAATTAATTTAAAATACTCTTTATGAGTTAATAATAAATCAATATCTCTCTGTAATTTTTCTTCTATTGTAAGATTATTAAAACGAGAAGTAGGTAATATTAGATTATGTTCAAAATGGGTTCTTTGATGACACATTTTACAATTTTCACAAACAAAAGTATTTGGATTATAATCAGATTTTTTTTGACAACATAATAAACATAACTTTGTTTCTTTTATTTTTTTCATTAATGATTTTGCAAGACTAATTTGTGGTAATAAATATGTATATAATGTTCTTAAGATATAATTAGTTGTATAACTTATATCTATATTTCGAAGTTTAAATTCTTTCAATAATTTTTTATTAACAACTGAACTATTATTTTTAATATCTCGAATACCACTTAATCCAATACTATGTAAATTTTTTTTCGACATTACTTTTTGAATATTTGTTTTTGTATTATTAACATTAATATTAAAGTAATAAATACCTTCATGTACGCGTCGTAATAAATCTACTAAATATGTTTGTAAAAATATAGAAGTTGTCCAATGAGTTGGATAATTATTTACTTTAGTAGTTTCAAATGATGTAAATATATTATGAAAAATTTCTTTGAATTTTTCAATATGAATTCTATTATTATTTACTGAATAACTAGGATTTATATAACTAAAATAAGATTGAATATAATATCTATCGATTTTTAAATCATTAAATATTAAATATGGATTATTTTGAATAATTGATGTTAATATTCCTTGTTTTGGTTTAATAACTTTTGCAAATTGATAAATAAATGGTATATCAATTATATTAAAAGTTTTTTCTGGTTCTGGAAGTTTCATATATTTTGCGATATATGTTTCATCACATTTAATTGAAATCATATTAATAATTGTTTTCATTGTATAACTTACTTCTGAATCAAAAATAGTATCTTTATAAGACGGATTAAACATTTTTTTTAAAGGAGACATAAATAAAATTTCATCAATAAAAGATACAAAATATTTATTTCTTCTATAATTTCCTTTAAATTTATTTTGTATTAATCTTTCTTGTGTTGCAGTGATAAACCAAATAAATTTTGTATTTGGTATTTTATCAACTTTTACTTTAATTGTATCTGCTTCATCAATAATTACTCTTTCCCATAAAACAATTTCATGTGTCATATCCATTAATTCTTTCATTTTTGTTGAAGTGCATAGAACAATATCATATTGATGTAAATAATTTGATTTTATAATATCATCAACAGTAAAATTAATATCTTTAATACTTTTAATAATTTTAATTTTATAATCAGTTAATTTCATTAAATCTGTTTTCCATTGTGCTATTAAACTATGTGGAACTACAATTAAATTGGTTCTTGGTTCAATAATATAAGACATATCATTATTAAATGAAATTAAATCTGTTTTAACAAAAGAATTTTGAATAGACTTATTTTTATTTTCATTCAAAACTTTTCTTGTTTCTAATGAAACATCAATATTATCATTAACATAACAAAATTGCATAAGTTCTCCAATAATATCATTTGGAAAATTAGTTGTTTCAATTAAAGTATCTTTATATTCTTGTCTTTGAATATCATTATGTTTTCCGATATCATCAATTAATCTTTTATTTTTAAGTAATCCAGCCATAATATATGTTTTCCCTGAACCAACTGTATTTGCTAATATACCAACATTTGATTTAACGCGAAAAGAAATATCGGCATAATTAGGTATTTTATAATAGATATCACTCTCATAATATTCATAATATTGCCGTAAATCCTCACAAAAAACACCACTTAAACAATAATATTTCTTGATAATTTTTTTTAAATTTAAAATATTAGAAGAAACATTTTTATCAGAAGATTTAAATGTAATAATTCTTTCTTCTTCATGTTTTAACATTCTATCAAGTGTTGCAATTTGATAATGATTTAATTTAATATTACCTTTTAATTCATTATCAAAAATATAATCACCTTCAGTATCTTGATTGATTAAAGTTTGACTCTTGAAATAGTTAATTTCAGTTGACATTATTATTATATTATTTATTTATAAAAACTGAAGTAATCAATTTTAATAATAAAATTAAATACAAGTCCATAATAAAAATTATTTTTTAAAAATTTTATTTTAAAAAATATTTATTCCTCTTTTTCATCATCATCAGAATCATCTTCGCTATCGCTATCACTATCTTCTTCATCATTGGATTTATCTACATTGTGGTGATTTTTAAATTCTTCTTCTGAAAAATATTTTTTCCATAATTTTTCTAAATCAATAACAATATATTCTTTTTTAATACCTTTTAATTTTTTAATTCCAATTTCTCCTTTAAATGTTGTTTTAAGATAATTTAAAAAGTATGCTTTTGCTCTAAATTTTTTCTGAAAACAATTATTTTCATCAAAGAATTTAATAAACATTTTTTTATAAAATGCATCTTTGACAATGCCAATACAATTATCAGTTCCATTCCAATTAAGTGATGGATAATATTCATTTGGGTCAAGATAATCTAAATCGATACTTTCCATTTTTAATAAATCTTTTAAGAATTGGTCAACAGGGTCTTCAGACCTCATTGAGAAATAATCCTCTGTTAATGGTCTATTATGTTCCCAGTCATTATTTCTTTTAAATGGAATTTCATGGTCTTCTAAAAATTTACCAAATTGATAAATAGTATATGGGTCTTCCATTATTTGTTGTAATCGATGAATATAATCCATATCTCTAACTTTATCAAATGTGTAAACAACAATACGTCTATCTTCACTATCAAAGAATACACCATCAGAATAGTTTGTTGTCATCATATAACGAATATATGTTTTAATTTTGTGTTGTGGTTTATTCTTTTCATTATAAATAGCACTTTCTCTTTGTGAGAAATCTTTAATTGTATTGTGATATTTTCTTGTAGTAAATCTATCAACCTCTTCAATTATGTTAATTAATTTTGCAACGTGAGCGTGAGAGTGTGTATCTAAGATTTGTTCAAAAGAACCGAAATATGAAAAACTTGGTCCAATAACATTACTAATAAATTTTGTAAATCCAGATTTACCAGTACCATGAATCTTAGAGTATAATACTAAAATAATATGCGGAACACGTGTTGGTTCTTGAATAATATTAGCAAGATAACTAATTAAATACCAAAATGATTTTTTTGCTAATTTAATTTGGTCTTTATCGCCAGATTGTTTTGCTCTTTTATAACCACATACATAATTTTTAATATGGTTTAAAAGAAATTCAAAATCTTCTTTTTTCTCATCTGGAATATTAAGTTTTTCATTATGATTTAATACAGTTTGATAATTGAAACCAGTAAATAAGTTAAAATCACCATTATTAATCTTTTGCATAGATGATAAACAACCATAAGGTTGAAATGATAAATTTGAATAACTCATTTTATTCATATCAACTTCATAACGTTTATAGAAATTAACTAATTTGGTTGCAGTATCTGTTTTTAATACTTCTCCGGTCTCTGGGTCAATTTCTTCATTGTCTCCACCTTTTGCTTGTTTAAATTCAGTATAGTATAAATCTTTCTTATAACCATCAATATTAACACCTTTGATTTGTCTTTCATAATAATTATATTTTTCATTATATTCATAACCTAATCTATAATAAGAATTAGTATCACGAATATAAACGAAAAAGTTTTCAAAGTATTGTTTAACTTCATTATAGTTATCACTTCTATCCATTTGAATAGGCATATGATTTAAGAAATTAACATCAAAGTGTAAAGTTGGAACTTTTGGTTTAAATAATACTTTTTCAAAGTTTTGACATCTTTCACTATGACATCTTACTTTTAAAGTATTAGTATTTTTATTCCAAATTAAATAGTTATGATTATTATCGTGTAATTCACCACATTCAAATTCACGAATGTCATATAAAACACAATTAATTGCATCACCAGAACCATCTTTTTCTCCCATTGTAGTATAATTTGTGATAATGCTTTCAATTTCTTGATTTGCATTCATAGTATCCATAATTAATTGTTTATTAATTTTTTCAACAGATGTTTCTTGATAAACTACATCATTAAGATTTCCAACTTTAAGATGAATGTCGTCACAATAATCAGTAATAGAAACTAAATGTTTATGATATTCTTCTTTTGTTTCAAAATTATCAGGAACTAATAAAGAATTTTTATCTTCTTTAGATTTCTTTGTCATTGGCATTCTAAATTTATTCCAACCATTACGATAGATTTTGGTATCAATACCAGATTCTAATTGTAATTCACGAAATTTATACATATTTTCTTTGATAAATAATCCTAATGTATTAATATCACAACGTTTATTTGATAATACAAAGTGAAAAGATGCTTTCATTTTTGGAATTTCTTTGATTTTCTTACCTTTGACTTTTTCTCTTTTCATAATCATTCTTGTATCATTGGAAGTTGCCCATTCTTCTGGTTTAGTATTGAATAACTCACATAAGACTAACATAATATTATTTTTAGATTCTTCTACAGCATTAAATGAGAAGTTATCCATTGGATAATATTCTTCATAATCAATATGTGGTTTAACTTTAATTTTATCAGCATTGAAATATTCAAAAGCAGTACGTCCAGTTTGTCTAATATTCTTATTATATGTTTTTGTTAAATAATCATATAATTCAGAATATTTTTGTTTCTTTGGTTCTTTACAAGCCATGACATATACTAATTGAACTTCTGTATCCATATCAAATTCTTGAGTTTTAGATTCTTGAGTTTTAGATTCTTGAGTAGCTAAAGACATGTTAAAGTTAAATTTTTTATTCTATATCTTATCTTATATTTGAGAATCAATTTTAAAATTTTTTTCAAATTTTAATATTTCATTATAATCAAATTAATAGGTATAACTTGATTATAAAAAATTATTTAATAAGTTAATTATTAAATTTAATTTAGTATTATTAATATTAGTATCGACTAATAATTTTTGATATAAATTAATATTTACTTTTTTATTAGTATTTTTATTTATAATAGTTAGTTGGTTTGTAGTCTTTTCAAAATTAATAATATTTAATAGTTTTTTATCAAAAATATTTTTACTGTATAGTAAGTTTAATTCAGGGAAATATAATTTTAAATTATTTTCTTTGAAATCAATAACATAA